TAACAACAGCTATAATTGTATGGTTGTTGGTTGTAATCGTTATCACTATGCCTTGGCGTTGGTGGTAATTTTTCGGAAGGTTAAGTAGTTGATACTATTGAGCTATTCAGAAAAAGGTATGAGTAATGAGAGGAGTGTGTTATGGATGTAATTATTATACTATTATATGTTGTTATAGTAGTAGTTTTTTTATGGGCATCGTATCCACCATTTAAATAGAAAGGAGTGTGTATAATGTGTGAGTATATTGAAGTTGACTGCGATTATTGCGATGGCACTGGTATTATGGAGCGTGTCGATCGTAATGGGTACTATGAAATCTACTGTGATTATTGTTATGCTAGTCTTGGGAAGGTAGATAAATCAATGTGTGAAGGGGAGGACGAATGAAAATGAGTGAGTTACTAAAAGAAATCTTGACAGGATTTTTTATGTGTGTTATTTTTTTATTAATTTGTATAGTATGGTGAAAGGAGAATACAATGAGACAAAAAGACGTTATTATCATGAAAAATAAAATTATAGAGTTGGAGAGAAACATTCGTGAATTGGAAGAGCAACGAGTGTATTTATCTAAACGTATAAAAGATTATGGTGATTTAATTGCATTGTACAAAGAGTTAAGAAAAGTACAAGAAGAACATATAAAATCTTTAGAAGATAAGGTTAATTATCTTCATGTTCACCATGAAATACCATGATAAAAATAATACTTGACACAACATATAGTAGGTACAAAGGAGATAG